AGTTTGTATTACACCTATCCTCCTAGTGCGGTTTATCCAGTACCTGCTGGTGGTTGTTCTTCTCTGAATACAGTTCAAACTACAACTACAACTTCTGTTCCAGTTGTTCAACAAAAAACCCAAGTTGCCCCAACCCAAGTGGCAATTTTGCCAAAAGTTCAACCTCCGGTAACAACTTCTCCAGTTATTCAATCTCCAGTAATAACTTTGCCAAAGACTATAAATCCAGGAGTTTCTGCCGCAATACCTGCAAAAGTGCCCTATGTTGTGCCATGGAAATATGTGTGGATGAATAAAACATCCACCGCAAAAATAAAAACAGGGGCATTGTGTTTTAGCGGTAAGATTTCCACGGCCACGAGTTCAGGAGCATGCTCTCATAACGGTGGGGTAAAAAATTGGATTTACTATTCTACAAAATCTACCAGTAAGGTTAAATACAAATGCTGGTTGAATAAAAATACAAACACCTACAACAAAAACTGCATCGCAGTTTAAGGAGAATGAAAATGAAAATGAACATGAACATCAAACCTACATATATTGCGGCTATCGCCGTAGTTGTTTGTGGGTTCATCGGAACCATCTTCACGATGAAAAGCATTAACGACTCAAAAGATGCACTTATGATGCGCCTTGAAAAACAATCAGCAATCATTGACCAGTACAACAAAGATTCACAAGAAAAACTTGATGGACTCAAAAGCGGTCAAGACACCTTGAATGAAAATGACAAGGTTCTGTCTGAACAAATTGCCGCTGTAGACGTAAAAATTGACGCACAAGGCTTGGCTTTGGGTTTAATGCAAGAGGATATTTTGGCTTTCAAAGAATCTATTAAAAACCTTGATGACACTGTCCGCGCAAACCAAACATTCATTTTAGGAGAATTGACAGGTCTTAAAAAGACCGTAGATGCTCTGCGAAATGCAGGGAATAACGCAATAACTGCACAGCAGGTAATCCGCTATACCTCCTGTGCGGCCACTGGACAACAGTGCAACTGGATTATCGCAGGAAAGTAGCACTCAAGTAAGGAAAAGTGGGCGTGGTGGGATTGACTCTCATCACGCCCATTAATGAATAATCGCCTTAGTCAACTTCTATAAAAATGCACTCGCCAGGGCATTCCTCAGCCGACTCAATAACGTCTTCAAGCCTGTCGTCTAAGAAGGATGCTAATCCAGCCGCGCCTTCTGGGTTCCCCACAGCGGCCGCATAAATCTTGTCCCCTTCTTTTACATACGCAAGACCGTCCGGCATCATATGAAAAACATCTGGGGCTATCTCCGCGCATAGTCCATCTCCAGTACATAGGTCTTGGTCAATCCAAACTCTCATTTTTTCCCTTTGGTGAGTGGTCCACCTGTCAATACATCAACACCAGTTTCAGTGACCAACACGGTGTGTTCAAATTGCGCGGTGCGCTTGCCGTCTGCGGTGACTGCTGTCCAGCCGTCGTTCCACATGCGGTGCTGCCATGTGCCAAGTGAAATCATCGGCTCAATCGTGAATGTCATGCCAGGGCGCATGATGGTGTTGTTGCTCTTGTCGTAGTAGTGCAACACCTGAATGTCGGTGTGAAACTGCTCGCCAATTCCGTGACCAACAAAGGCGCGAATAACGCTCATTTGGTCTTGTTTTGCTCGGGTTTCAATGGCTTTTCCAATGTCACTTAGTGGGCGACCAGGAACAACGGCTTCAATGCCGCGCCATGTGCACTCTTCGGTTACAGAAATTAGGTTGCGGCTCTCGTCGTCAATCTCGCCTACTGCAAATGTTGCATTGGTGTCGCCATGAACGCCATTCATGTAGCACGTGACATCAAGGTTAATGATGTCGCCTTCTTGCAGTACGCGTGAATCGGGAATTCCATGACAAATCACTTCGTTCACTGAAGTGCACGCACTCTTTGGATAGCCTAAATAATTCAATGGGCTCGGGTATGCACCGCGCTCGATGCACAAGTTGTGCACATAAACATCAATGTCATCCGTCGTAATTCCTGGACGAACAAATTCTCCTGCAAGGCGCAGTACTTCTGCAGCAGCAGAACATGCAATGCGCATGCGTTCAATAATTTCAGGTGACTTCACTGCAGATTCTTGCCAGCGCGTGACCTTGCCAGTCTCTGCGTACGGCGGCTTCACAATGTGGTCAGGAACGCTCAACATAGGTCTTGGTCAATCCAAGCTCTCATTAACTTGCGTTCTTTGATTTACAGTTTTTATGACAGTGACAACCTTTTGATTTTTTCCACATCCAAAAATGATGGGCAGCCATTAACACCATCAATGCCCACATTAAGTTCATTTCGCTAATCATTAAAAAATTAGATGTGGATGAGTGGTCGTGATTCATATGGTTAATCCAGACTTTCATTATTCCTCGGTTACTTCAATATCGTAGTAATACTCATCATTATCAGCTGTCCGCCATTTTTTGGCATCTTCAACATCCCACAATCTTGTATTTACTAATCGCTTTATAAGATTACCGTCTTTAGTGGTAAATGATGGGTCAAACAATCTAACCCTGTTGTTTGGCTGAATGGCAAAGTTCCCATCATCTCTCAGCATTACATGTCCGCATTTGTGTTGACCTGGGTTAACGCTAAAACCAAGATTGATTACATTGTCGTCTGGTGCATGCCAATCGAGTGTAAATAGATATCTTCCATTTACAAATTCACCACTTCTGGCCACGTACGTCATTCGCATGTTTCGCATTGCCTGAAATTCGGTGACGGTTATGTGTGCGCTAAATGAATTCCATAAAACCAAATCGTGTATATCCACCTCTGGAACATTAGGCTCCGAACAAAAGGCCGATATCGGCATTCTCCACCAGACACCACCATCTTCCATCAAGAAATGAAACAGTGGAGAGCGTCCCTGAATTGATGTAACCCCAAATATCACGCATGGGAAATACTGCTCATGGGAGTCTTTTTGATTTCTGAGATAATTGCCGCGGACATAGCATTCTATTTGCGGAGTGTTTGCGTTTAGTTCCGGCATTTGCCTATTTTACACCTTGGCTGGGGAGGTAGGGCTCGAACCTACGACAAGCGGATTAACAGTCCGCTGCTCTGCCAACTGAGCTACTCCCCAATGTTCTTTATGGAGTCACACGGGCGTTATCAATCCATGCATCGTATGTAGCGGGCATTTGTCTTTTGAAAATTTCTTCAACTTCTTTTGCGTAGAGACGAATGTCAATCTGAGCAGCGTCGTGATTTCTGAGCGAAAGGAAGTTCATTAGGGCCCGGGCATTGACTGTCCAGTAGAACTGCGTATACATGCTTACTGGCAGAACAACTCTTGCCAGCTCCTTTGCTACACCCTTTTCGACTAGTTGTTGATATGCCTCGTAGCAGTACGCGTTTACTTCTTCAATGTGCAGAATCGTGTGTTCGGCTAATTCCTCTTCGACGGGCTCGAATTTATACGCTCCCGGTTTGCCGGCTTGAGTGCGCACATGCTTTTTCTCTGGCGCAAAGAAATCGTCTTCAACAAAGCTGTACCTCGCAGAAAACTCATTAAATGAACCGATGCGGTGGCGGAACCATTCTCGGGCAACAAACAGCGGACACTTGACATGAAATCTAAACGAGTTATGTTCAAATGGGGTTCCGTGTCTTTCCCTCATTAAGAAATTGATAAGTCCCTTTGCTTTATCATCTAGTTCTTCTGATGACTGAGCAAAAGAAACTCGAGCAGAGTTAACCACCGAAAGGTCGTCTGCCATGCAGCCATCGAGCCGGACAAAACCGAATTCACTCATTTTTTCTCCTTGGTTGCGTTTGGCGCGTCGGGCAGGAATCGAACCTGCAACCTACAGATTAGAAGTCTGTTGCTCTATCCGATTGAGCTACCGACGCATGGCTCAACTCTAATTCAGGCATACCAAACTGTTCGAGTGTTGTCGTGATGACACGCCCACTGTATTCGCCGTCCGGAGGGAAGCTATCGTGAACCAGACATCTCTTTACCCATCTGTCCATTCCGTCATACCTTGGCTGAAATGGTTTTCGTCCGTGCACGGTGCGATGGTTATCTATTACTAGTAAGTCACCCGTTGACAGCACGACGCTGCGCTTCGCTCTCTGTATCGCTTTGCTTGTTTCAATTAGAGCGTGTTCTGCTTCCGCTCCTATTGGTTTCATCAGTGTGGAGTCATAAACAAGTTTCTGTTCATCATCACTTAAAATCTGTTTACGAATAAATATATTCGGTTCAGTGTTGGTGCGGAAGCTCTGGTCGATGCTTGTATAAAAGCTATCAGTTTTCAATACTGATAGCACCGATTCATCTAAGCCATCAAGTATGTCGTCCAAAACCGCATAAGTGGTCTCTGCCGTGATATCACCTCTCAGGCAAAGCAACAATACGTATTTAGGCATGTAGGGATGGAATGCAGTTTCCGTATGCATCTCCAACTCCACTTTCGAAGAAGATGAAATTTGGTCAAGTTCAAGTTTGTGCACTGGGACTACATTTTGAATAAGTCGCCCACCTTGTTCCTGTATGTACCCAAATGGCTGACCCAGCTTGATGGCTTCCTCTAGGAGTATTCCATCCGCAACAGGGGTTGGTTTATCAGTGAAAGGGGTTGCAGGCGTACGAGGAATGTCGCCTATGCCCAAACCGGAAATAACCCTGACAGACATTCTGTCTTACCACGATGTTTCGACAAATTGATGAGTAGCAGAAAGCACAGCGTCCTTATGGAATGGGTCCAGCGATGTTCCGCGTATTTTCTCTGAAATATCAGGTCGGTGTTCCCACAAGAGATTGAAATACACTTGCCCGTAGCGGTAGCCGAATCCATCGCCCTTCAACTTTTCGTAAACTATGCTCGCATCTGCGAGAAAGTCATTGAAAGACTTATAGTAAATATCCTGATTCATGGTTTCCATTATAGATTAACCCCTTAACCTTGTGTTGCACTTGGTGCAAATGTCGGCCCAAGGGTACGTTTTGCGCATTTCCGCCGGGTGCTGACAGTCAAGCGCTTCGCTAGCGGCCTTGTTGCATAGTTCCCTTACCATTTCAGCCAATGATAGACCTTTTATTTCCGCGGTTTGCTTCCAGCGTTCATGGTCTTTTTCTGTAGCGCGAATCAACACCTGCTTTTGCGTTGGTTCACCAGGATTTCCGGCGCCATGTTTCTTTCGACTAAAGGACATTGTGCTGGCTACGGCATCTACGGCCGCATCAAGATTATCCTTCTCTTCTGGGTTATCGACGCCAACCATTAATTTTCTCCTTAAGTAATTCTTCCACCCTACTAGAGAGTTCTGAATTTCTCCGTTCTGATTCTTCAAGGCGTTTTCTCAAGTTCTGTATTTCCGCGGCTGCTCTTCGGTTGGTTTCTGCTTCTGGGTAGTTATTTGGACGGTAATTCATAAGTCTTTCCAAAATGTCATAGGGGTCATTGGAAGATGTCGTCATCCTCTACTGATTGTCCCATCTTTTCGATGGTGCCGGCAGCAGCCAAAAGATGAGTGATATCACTGTGTTTTTCGAACGATTCTTTAACAATTGAGTAATTATTTTTTCCGTTGACTTTTGTCTTTGCTATGAGGTTGTTGTCTAAGAGCATTTTTAATGATTTCAAGACTGCCGCCTCTGAAACCCCCAAGTAAATCGCCAGCGCTCTCACGGTAATTCGCGGCTGCTGAACAACCGTGATAAGTACGCGAGCCGGCGCAGTCAGCAGGCTTATTTCCTCTGTGACGCTATAGCTAATTCCCTGAGTGCTGGATACAGCATTGACTATCCTTTTTGCCAGCTCTTCTGGCCCCAAGTGAGAGCTCTCTTTTATAAGCAGTTCTATCGGAGTAAACAACTGCTTATTAGCTCCTATGTTTTCCTTCATTCGAATCAATCCCCAGTCATGGTCCTTGCTAAAACTACAATGCTGTGGTTTAATATACACCATGCACGTTTGCACATTGCGCCGCCCTAATAATCCAGTGTCGCACAGTGTCGCTCAATCTACAAAGGGGGAGTAAATAATGCTTAAGAACACACTTTTGGACCTTATGTCTCGAATGCCATGTCGAGTTGGGGAGGTTGTCCAGACCATGGATGACGACACCCAAGAAGCATTTGGACAGGTAATGAGCAGTGAGGTTGGGGACAAGACAATCTCTGATGCCCTAAAAACTGAAGGAATCTTGATTTCTCGTGAAGCCATTCGCGGGCATCGTCATTGCTTCCGTGAAGAAACAAGAGACCAGTGCAAATGCTTTCCAATCAAGGGGACAAAATGAGTAAAGAACTAGCTTCCAAACTGACCAAAATCGCCCACAAGCCAGAACTTGACAAACAGCGGCAGCAGTTCTTGAGCGCCCTGGCTGAGACTCTTCGCAAGAAGGGTATAGACCCTGATGATATCGGGGAAATCAAGAAGGTCTCAACCTCTCAGACGTTGATTAAAAACCTTGAGGGGGAGGCAGAGGTCCATGACCTTTGGCACTTCCAGTTCAGCCCTGCGTTTGAAGAGGGTCCTTCTTGGCCGGTAGTTCAACCAGGTCCAGCAATCAGCCTGCCCAAAATGCCGGCTGTGAAAAAGGTCACAAAACCCTACAAGCAGGCGGTCATCGTTCCAGACGCTCAAATCGGATACTACCGAAAAGAAGATGGAACCCTTGAATCCACCCATGACGAACTCGCTATCTCGGTCGCCCTCCAGGTGATTGCTGATATCAAGCCAGAACTTGTGGTTTGTGTAGGGGACAACATCGACTTCCCCGAACTGGGCAAGTACCGAACCAGTCCTGCTTTTGCGCTTACCACCCAAGCGTCGATAGACAGGGCTACTGTCCTGGCAGCGCAACTTCGAGCTGCTGCTCCACATGCCAAAATCGTATGGCTTGCCGGTAACCACGAAGAGCGTTTGCCCAACTTCATCCTAGACAATGCCAAGGCCACGTTCGGACTACGCAAGGGGGATAGCCCTAAGTCGTGGCCAGTAATGTCTGTTCCAAGCCTCTGTCGTTTTGACGACTTCAAGATTGAATACCGACCAGGATACCCAGCTGGCGAGTTCTGGATTAACGAAAAGCTTCGTGTCATTCACGGCACCAGAGTTAAATCTAACGGCTCAACTGCCCACATGTATCTCAACTCCGAGAAGACTTCGGTCCTCTATGGACACATCCACCGCATAGAAACTGCGTTCAAGACTAGAAGAGACTTCGAGGGGGCCAAAACCATTATGGCGGCATCTCCTGGCTGTCTCGCTAAAGTCAATGGCGCTGTGCCGTCCACAAAAGGTGGAATAGACCTCGACGGACGCCCGTTAACAGTTGTCGAAGACTGGCAACAGGGCCTAGGTGTTGTCTCCTATGAAGACAAGGGCGACCACAAGTTCTCCTACGAAGCCATGCACATCTATAGCGGATGGGGAATGCTTCGTGGAATAGAGTACAAAGCCAAGTAGGTCCCTCCGGCCGCAATTATTTCATCGCGGTTCCTGAATACCGAATACGCATTACCCAAGAATAGAGGAACACCTAGAGATGACAACCATAGTGGCAATACAGGGAGATGGCTTTGCTGTAGTAACAGCTGACTCAAGAATCGTTTCCATGATGGAGAACGGAGCAACATCAGCTATCTCCCACTTGGGTGGCAATCTATCCAAGGTCTCTCAGAATGGACCTTATCTTCTGGGGGCAGCTGGAGATGTGAGAGCAATCAATATCTTGCATCACGCATTCACTCCACCTACACCTCCAAGTAACTTGAAGGGCAAAAAGCTTGACGCCTTTATTACCAATAAGTTCATACCAGTACTGAGGGAGACGTTCGAAAAGCAGGGATACGCCACTCCAGAACGAGAAGCTTCTCATATCGCACAACATGATTCAACCGTTCTGGTAGTGATACATGGTGTTGTATATGTGCTTGACGGAGACTATGCATGGTGCTCTGACTCAAATGGGTATTACGCAATTGGCTCAGGTGGAGACTACGCACTAGGCGCGCTTCACGTCCTACTCAATAAGAAAAAGTCACTTGACATACCAGCAGCAAGAGGTGCAGCCACAAAAGCCATATCAACAGCAGCAAAATACGATGTTCACACAGGTGCCCCATACCACACCTATGTACAAGATAGTTCCGGCACGAAAGACAAACAACCGATACCGATAAAGAAAGTTAGTCAAAATGCCGGACGAACAAGAAATAACAAACGCACCAACAGCAAGTGATATCCAAGATAAAGGCTGGATGTACTTCGCTGAGTGTAAGGGCTTGACACACATGATGTTTCCTAAGTCCCATAAGGACATTAGTTACATTCCAGAGGCCAGAGCACTATGCGCAGCATGTCCGGTATCGACTCAGTGTCTTAACTACGCACTGGAGTTCCCAGTAGCAGACATGCACGGCATCTGGGCAGGGATGACCTCCAGACAGCTGCAAACAGAACAGAAGAGGAGAGGCGTTGGACCGACTAGACCGACACTCTCGCAAATGTGGGGCGATTAAAACACCGCTAAAGTCCGCGCACGCCGCATTTCTTGCAGAATTTCATCTTTTGTAGTTGCTGCCACTCCGGATTACAGTCAGTTTTTCCGCAGGGTTGTATTAATCGTTCGCCAGTAACCCATTCACGTACTACGTCTACCACGTCTGGTATTCCCTTTACAGCTTCTGGTGCGGCCGGCAATCCTCGCTCTTCACGTATGTCGAGCATTATGCGCGTGCCCACCCAGTCTTGAATACTGACGCCAAGCTTTTTGCAGTGGTCGACGATTTGGTTTTTGAGCCAACCAGGTATGACGACGTTTAAGTTGTACTTGCCGTCTGGGTCGTTAGCGCGTTGGGGTTCGAGAGGCATCGCGTTCCACAAGTGTGAGCAGATATTCAGTGATGGTCATGTCGTAGCCATCAGCCAAATCGGTTATGAAGTTTTTCTTATCTGCCGGAATGCGAATGGTAATAGTAGAGAATTTACCAGTAGCTGTTTTTGTTGGTCTCCCCATGCGTTTGCGCATAGGCGAATCTTAGTCCACAAAGGCGTATGCCTGGGACTCCCATTCTGTTACAACAGTCTTATACACGTCAAAGAATTGCGTCCTGTCGCCGTTTGTGTTGTGGGCGATGTCTGCTATTCCACCCATCTTGTGAATAGCTGCAAGCACACACGGGTCGATTGATTTTAAGTCCACAGCTCCGCTGGTGACGCTTCTGGCGAGCTTCTGTACTTCCACCCAGGCTGCTGCCGGCTCAGGTGGTGGAACTAATTTACCGGAAATCTGGATTGCTTTTTTGCGTACTTGTGCTGGGCGGGGAATGAATGTTTCTGTTAATGAAAGTTCACGCACTGCGCGGGCAATCGCATCATGAGGTAAATCATGTAATGCACTACTCCACACCTCAAGTATCTCTTTCCTTTTATTGGCTACATTCGTAAGGGCGGAGTTCCAGTGTATGTGGATTTGTACAACAATTTTCTCTAGTTCTTTTTCGTCCACTACTTTGCCTCCACTACTTCTTCTACCACCGTCGGACTAATACTAGGTCGTTCTACTACCTCGTTTACCAGTGTCCCATGTTGCCGGCGTAGCTCTTGCGCGTCTTGTAGGTTTTCTTGATAGAGCTTTCCGAACTTAGCTACTCGCCACTGTTCGCCGTATCGAAGAACTAGATGAATGGACGTGTAGCGCTTTTGTGCAGGATTGTCGCCCATGTGCCAGGGGGAGAAGTAACTTCCTATGATTGCGCGCACGCACGCTTCGAATCCATAGGCAATTACAGCGACGGAGATGTCTTCTACGCGTTTTGGGTTCAGCTTGTTGCCTCTGCCGTTCTTAGCAGTGTGTACACCCCTCCAGAGCTCCCAGAGGGCCGTAACGACGTCTGTATGGACTGTGGCGGCCTGCTCGAGGACCTGCTGGGGTATTTTGCGGCGTTTAGCAGTAGGCATGCCGGCCAGGATACAGACTCTAGACACAATTGTCAATATGTGACAACAGTCACCAAAAGTGGTCCTTGACACGGTTGAATTTTTTTCGCTATATTTCTATTTGGGTTAGTAGTTATCCACGGGGATGACACCTGGTTGAGATACGAGTACAACCAGTAACTGGGAAGACGATACAGCTTGTCTGTGGGTGTGTCGGTAAAACAATCGTTCTTCCAAAAATATGATTCACCCCTCGAAATGCGCAGCGTTAGCTGCCGCATTCTCGAAGGGAAACTTGTTGTAGTACTTACTGCTTTATCGGAAAATGAGAATCGTTCAGCCCGATACGACGAGTTGACTTTGCTGCACGTTTAAGGTGTATTGGGCGTCGATTGATGACAGCTCTTGTAATCCTGCCGCCGGCTCTTCCGCCACCGTCGAAGATTTAGGGCAAATGAGAGCCCCGTTGGGGTTCCGCCGCAGCGAAAACCGGAAGAGCTACTCTTAACAGTGCTGCGAGGGGTTTTCCCCTTCTCTTCCCTCACAGCACGTGGTGGGGGTTGCAGTTAGAGGATTGGTAGGTGGTCTAATGACTCCCCCCACCACACTTTTTACACGAGAGGCAATAAGAACAAGTCGTGTTCCCACATCATGCCGATTGCTGAGTAGCCGGCAATATCAAGAACTGTGTCAGAAATTGGTTCGTTTTGGGCTGAGACAATTGTGCCACTCTTCGTCAAGTTCTCTAACCTGGCGAGTTTGTCGTGGACTCGAATGATGAGGCCCTGGCGGCCGTATTTAGCAATGTTGTGGTGTCCATAGTCCCGCTGCTTGCGAATCAACGTGGAAACCAGAGCATCCGGTGTGATGTCGATGTTGTTGCTTTTGCCCCATTTAATTGCTTTTGCACCAACCTCTCGCCAGAGTGCATGAACATTTGTTTTAGTTTCAGTCGAATCAAACGCGGTGTCTCGAAAATATGACGTAGAAAGTCGTTCGAAGGACTGGCGAATACCAGCTACGACGACAAGGTTGTCTTCAACAGCCCCGAAGATACTTTTAGTTTTTTGTGCAGCGGCGTCATTCCATGATGTAAGTGTAAGCATCTGGTATTTCTACCACAAATCATCCGCCACCGTCAATTGGTATGCGATACTCCTAAGCGGAGATTAATTTTTTAACTTGCTCCATTGCGACGCGCTTAGTCGAGTGACTCTTGCTGCCGCATTCCGGCGAGCCGATTATTCCAACGTGTGTCGTCACTTCAAGGCTGCACATTGGGCAGCGCCAATATTTGGTCTTGCTTTCTTTCATGATTTTTTATAGTACACCATTGTTTATTAGTTCGCTAGCACGCAAGCTAATACTACGCAGAATACGATGTAGTTAATCATTACCATCCCCTCCAGCTTCGGCCCCAGCGAGGCGATGTTCTACGTAGGTAACGCGCGCAGCGCGGCATGATGTTCTCGATGAGCTCGGGCACCACGATGTGGACCAGCAGGTCCAGCTTTCGAATAAATTTACATGGAGAACCGATTCGCAGCCGGCTGACCGGGTATACCCTGGTAGCGCGCACCACCTGCAGTGTTTCGCGAAGGTTCATAGATTCATAAAGATGCATTGTCCCCTCCTGGACGTGTGATTTTTAGTAGCGCGCTTTTAACGCTGGACATGACTTGGTCTTGCACGTGTTGCGGCTGATTGGCAAACAGCTCATTTAAAACGAAGCCAAGGACCTCAGTAGCTAATACTAGTTGACTAATCAGCGTAGTGCCATGTTTTGCTATGACGTCGTCCATTTGATTCGCCGAGATAGCCAGGCGTTCATCCGGAGATAAATCAGAGATATCAACGCACATGATGTCTTCAGTGAGTGGAAAGCCGGCACCGGTCAACTTGTCGTATATGTACACAGACTCCATCGACGCGTTTACTTTTTCTTTGTCAATCATGAGGTTCATCCACCACCGTTCGGCTAGCGATACTTTTATTTTGCATATGCGATTTCCAATTTAGCGGCCGCTCGAGGGGACAGCACGTCGAGCTCGTCGAAGCCAAGGTCTTCAGCCGCCCACTCGAGTGCGATGTCATGAAGCATGATGAGTATCTCCTCAGGACCTGCTGCAGGATGCGCAGCCAACCAGGCGTTTACCTTTTCGTACTCCTCATCGATGATTCGTTCAAACATGTACACGCGTTCTTTCCCAGTGTCTGGCGATGCCACGTAGACACCGGTCGCGAATTCCCGCGGAAGAGTTAACGTTTTCATATTCCGTAGTTCCCAGTCTCGACATCAACGTCCGCGTTACCCAGCACGCGCGCAGCGCCGTCTCGATTGTCTTTGCCATATGTTTGGGCGATTGCATCTCGTGCAACTTCAATTGCAGCCTCTCGATTGGGTGCCGAGACAACTTCAGTGTTTGTGTACGTAAAGGTAACCGTCCACTGGGGATGACTCTTGTCCCAAGTCAAATAGACGCCGTCCGTGCGTTCTTGAATTTCATCGACATTATCTCGAATATGGCGAGAGTTGATTTTGAGAAATATTGCCTGCTCATCCGGGGAGAGTTTGCTCCAGTTCTCTGGCAAGTCTCCTTCGCAGACGGAGTAATAACGCGTAATTAAATGTGTCTCAGTGAGTTCGACACGGGCTCGGATTTCTGACTCCCCCGTGGTGGTGGTTGGTCCAATGGACATTGCTTAAGCCTCCTCTTTGATGGCTATTAGTTTTAATACCTTACATTTAAATTAATTGTTTGTCAAGTCATCCACCACCGTTCGGTTAACCAAGTGAAATTAAAGTCTTGGATTCGAACAATTCGTTTTCGCCGCGGACCATCGACTCGAGAACCTCGAGCGCGCCTTTACGCCACTTCGAATTCGGGCCGCCGAGTAGTCGTGACGCCAGTCGCATGGACGCGTATTCG